GTACTGGCCGCGCAGGCGCATGCGGATGTCGTAGGTCCGGGGGGCGACGAGTTCGGCATCCGCGAAGTGGAAGAGCTCCCAGACATCGGAGAGACCGTCCCCGATGGCGGCCAGATTTGCCCCGCCAAGCACCCGCTCCGGCGAGGCCGCCGCCAGCGTGCCGCGCACGAGCCTCACGCGCAGCGCAGCGCCGCGATCCCACAGACCCGGCGCGGCCGGCTTCAGGACAGAGAGCGTCTCGCCCACGACCGCGGGCACGGCATGGATATCGTCAAGCGTGAAACCCTCGTCCGCGCCACCCACATAAAGCGCGACCTTGCCCGGCCAGTTGCGTGCCACGAAGGCCACATGCGGCGCATGCGGAGCCTCGTCGCCGGTGATCAGCGGCAAGTCGAGGAAGGTCGCCTCGACCGGAACCGGCGGCCGGGCCGGGGCAAGGGCGGCCGTGTCGGCGGGTGTCTCGTGCGGCAGATAGACCTCGGGTTCGACCCGGACCGCCTCGATGGCGCGCAGGCCCGCCTCCTCGACCCGGTCGATCCGGTAGAGCGCGCTCCCCTCGTCGGCCTTCAGGCGGATCACGTCGCCGGCGCCAAGCCGCAGCGAGGACGGCGGCAGCGCAAGCCGCAGCCTGTCGCGCGCCAGCCTCGCCTCGGCCAGTGAACGCTCGGCAATCTGCAGGCCCTCGCTCCGCAAAAGGGCGAGCGGCAGTTCGGTCTCGGCCACGGTCCGCATCGCCTCGTCGGGCATGACCGCTTCCGCGGCGGCAATCGCATAATCGCCATCCGCATCGACAAAGCTGATGCGCACGCGTCCGGTCACCTCGGCCTCGGCCGCGCGCGCCACGCTGACCACCGCCTCGGCCTCGGGGTCGATGGCAACCTCCGCCGGATCAACCTCGGCGACCGGCTCGCCCGTGCGGGTGACAAAGACCAGCCGGCCCTCGCGCTCGGCCGCATCGAAGGCATTGGCCAGCATCAGGGTCTGGAGCTTCTGGCGCCCGGTATCGGTCCCGTTGACCGCGTAGCCCCGCACGATGCCCCAGAGGCGCGAGGTGTCGACCTCGGTGATGCCGCAGCCGCGGCAGATTTCGGCCACGACCGAGGCAAGCGTCCGCGACGTGCTGCGGCCGTTGAGCCAGTGTCCGCGGGCATAGTTGTCGCCGTCCGACCACAGATCGCCGCGGGCCGGGAAATGCGGCCAGGGGCGCGCATCCCAGGCCCAGACATGGGTGCGGGCGGTGTCAACCATGCGCCCGGCATATTCCCGCGACACCGGGTTGTTGGCGGCGGCCGCAAAGTGGCGATGGAAGGCCCGCAGATACTGCATCTGGATGAAATCGTCGCGCAGGCCGCTGGAATGGCGCGGCAGGGACGATTCCGACGACTTGGGGTCAAGGAACTTGTTGGGCTCGTTTGTGCCCTTGTCGATCGCCGGACAGCCGATCTCGGTGAACCAGATCGGCTTCATCTGCGGCACCCAGGCGGTCGGGGTGGCCGCGCGGGTGCCGCCGATGCGGTCACGGTGCTCGTTGTCCCACCAGCCCCGGATGTCCTTGTAGCGCCAGACCCAGTCCTCGCCCCAGAAGTCCGAGATCGGCGTGCGGATCTGCGCCGCGCGGGCTTCCTCGGAATGATAGAACCAGTCGAAGCCCTCTCCTCCCGCCACGTTGGCGGACAGATAATCGAGGTTGTAGATCGAGCCGAAACCCGCGTCGGCATGACCGGTGCCGTCGCGCCAGTCCGACAGCGGCATGTAATTGTCGATGCCGATGAAGTCGATCGCAGGATCGGCCCAGAGCGGATCGAGGTGGAATATCTTGTCGCCGGTCCCGGGGGGCTGATAGCCGTGATACTCCGACCAGTCGGCGGCATAGGAGACCTTGCAGCCGGGGCCGAGGATCGCCTTCACCTCGCCGGCCAGCGCGCGCAGCTGGGCGACGGCCGGAAAACCTGAAGGCCCCCGGATCTGCGTCAGGCCGCGCATCTCGGAGCCGATGCAGAAGGCGTCGACACCCCCGGCAAGCCGGGCGAGGTGCGCATAATGCAGGATGAAGCGCCGCATCCCCCAGTCCTGCGCCCCGCCGGTGAACCCGACCGATGCGGCCCCGTCGACGAAATCGGCCGGAACGGCCGCGCCAAAGAAGGCGCCGACCTCGGCCACCGCCTGCTCGGTCTGGTCGGGGCTTGCCGCCATGCCCGGGGCACGCGACAGGGTGATGCGTCCGCGCCAGGGGAAGGGCGGCTGCCCCTCCGCGCCGGTCCAGGGGTCGGGAAGGGTATTGCCGGCCAGCTGTTCCATCAGGATGAACGGATAGAAGGTCACATGCAGGCCCTGCCGCCGCATCTCCCGGATGGCCTGCACGACGGACTGGTCCGACGGCGTCCCGCCATAGACCGGCTTGCCGTCGATCCGCGGGATCAGCATCGCCTCGTCCCGGGAAAGCCCCGAAACCGTCCAGGGCATGCCTACTCCGTCGACTTCGGCCTGCTCGACCTTCGGCCTGATGCGGCAGGTGCCGCAGCGCAGGTCGTCACCGAACCACGACACGACCAGCGACACCGACCGGCAATTGGGCAGTTCCTCGGTCAGTGAATCAAGCGAGGTCAGAAAGTCACTCTTGCCCGAGGCCGTGGTGATATTGGCCGGATAGGTCTCGCCAAAGCCCGGCGACAGATGGACCGGCGGCACGGCCAGCGCGTATTCCCCCGTCCCGGGAATCATGGCGACCCCCCGGATCAGGTGCGCGAGGTCCTCTGCCTCGGCCGGCGGCTGCTCGGCGGCGGGACGGAAGACCTCAAAGCTGAACTGCGGCACCCGGTTGCCGAACCGCGCCAGCGCCAGATCCTCGATCACGACATAGGCGATGCCACGGAAGGCCGGCACCCTGCCGGTGCCCTCGACCGCCTCGATCCGCGGATCGGGAAGCTGGTCTTCGGAACCCGGATAGACCCGCAGAGAGAGGTCATCGCGGGCGATCTCGACACCATCGGCCCAGACCCGGCCGATGCGCGTGATCTCGCCTTCGCCAAGCGCGATGGCCAGGCTCACGCTGTAGGTGAAACCGGTCGTGCCCGATTGCGTCGTCCCCTTGCCGCTGCCGGTGGTGGTCACGCTCTCGATGAAGGGACCGGCCCAGATCACCTGCCCGGCGATGCGGATGCGCCCATGCACCTGCGCAATCCCCGCTCCCTCGCTCGCCCCCGTCAGGCGGAAGCGGTCGACCCGTCCGGTCGGCACAGGGTCGCTCCCGGCCCCCAGCAGGCGCGCATCCAGCGCCCGCCCCAGGGCGGCACCCGCCGCACGCCCGATCACCGACCCCGACAGGCCAAGCACCGAACCCCCGATGCTGCCTCCCAGCGCCATGCCGGCCGCCGACAGAACGATCGTCGCCATCAGTCCGTCCCCCCAAAGGCAAAGGCCGCAACGACACGGCGCCGCCAGGCCAGCGTCAGCGCGCTCTCGACCACGCCATGCCCGCTATAGGCATGCACAAAGGCCTCCGGCGCGGTCATGATCCCCAGATGCTTGGCGACCGCGCCGGCCCGCATCCGGAACAGAAGGACATCGCCGGGCCGCGCACACGCCACCGGACGTTCGCTCAGCCAGCGCCGTGCGGCCAGCCAGAGCCGCTCATCGCCCGAAACCTCGGACCAGTCCTGGGTATAGGCAGGCACTGTTTCGGGTTCGGGGCCGCACACCTCGCGCCAGACGCCGCGAACAAGGCCCAGGCAATCGCATCCCGCCCCCTTCTGGGCCTGCTGGTGCACATAGCGCGTGCCGATCCAGCCCCGCGCTGCCGCAATGATCGCCTCGCGCATCAGCCAGCCTCCGTGCCCGGATGCGTGGCCGGAATGGCCAGCAGCCATTCCTCGCCCGGAATGAAGGGAAAGCCGCGGAAGTTCGCGACATTGGCAAACTTCGCGCCGCAGGTCTCGATCCGCCGGTCACACCCCGCCTCGAGCCGCACCATGTCGCCCGGCATCACCGCTGCCCGCACCGGCTCCCACAGCTCGATGATCCTGCGCCCGGCCGCATCGGTCTGGTCGTGCTTGATCACGCCTTCAAGCCCCGCCGCCGCACCCGTCAGCACGGTCAGCCGGCCGCGTTCGAACCATCGTTGCTGCACGGCACCGCCATGGGCAAAGACGAATCTCTGCCCGCGCTCGGCCTCGATCGGGGTCCAGTCAAAGCGGAACCCGGGCGCGGCCCGGTTGAACCGGCACCGGCCGTCGCCAAGAACCGCCGTGCAGTCACGCACATAGGCAAACCCCCCGACCCGGTTCAGGCCCTCGGTCAGCCCCCGCAACTCGGCCCGGAAGGCCCCGCCGCCCCGGCGCACCTCGCCCAGCGTCCCCGCAAACAGAACCTGCCGCTCCGCCACCCTCGCCCAGTTGACCAGCCACACCGTGACGGCGGCCCCGTCGAACCGGCCGGCCTCCAGGTCCTCGGTACTGATCGCATCGGCCGTCAGGATGCCGGTCGCCTCGGCATTGTCCACGGCCAGCCCGGTGCCCTGAAGCAGCGCTCCGGCCGAAAGGCCCGCCCCCGGCGCGAATACGACACCGTCAAAGCCAAGCGCCTCGTCGTGGTCGGTAAAGCCGAACGTGACGCCATCCTTCCGGCGCACGCGCCAGCAGCGGCAGACGCTTGTCAGCCCACCCGCCAGATGCCTGCCAAGACCCCCGCTCACAGCCGCACCTCGAGCACGGGCACCGCGGGCACCTCGCCAGCCCGGAACGACGCGACCGAGACCTGGATTCGGTCGGTGTCGAACCGCACCGGAACATCGAACTCGAATCCGGCGGTGATTTCCGCCCCCGCCTCGGGCGGCGATGCAAAGGTCACTGTGCCGGCGGCCGGATCGACCGACCAATGCACCCCTTCGCCACGCGGCACGCCGCCCACGGCCACCCGCACGGTCCCGCTCACCGGCTTGACGATCGGCCGCACATAGCGGCCCTCGCCC